GGATACCATGCTGCCGGATAAAACCAATCAGCGTGTCACGGAACGCCTTATGCTGCTTATTGTCATTGCGGGCCTTCGATTCATAGAAATTCCAGGCGCCACATTCATGGGTGGAATAATAGCCGCACATCGTGGCTATATCCAACCCAAGCACCTCAGCGCGTATCAAAGGCTCCTTACTGTACAATCCTTGATTCACCATGCTCTTTACAAATAACAAGTGTATGCGGATAGGCTTCGCTCACGTGCCCGTGCGACACGACCAAAGCTGTAATACCCAACCGGTTCAACGATTCAAACATCTTCATATTCCCTTCTTCATCCACGGCGGCCAGTATCTCGTCCAGCACCAACAGGTCCAGCCCCTTGTCACCCTCGCAATTACTGTTTACCAGCTTCTGCATAGCCAGGATGGAGGACAAATTCACTCTTGCCTTTTCCCCCTCCGAGAACTTGCCGAAGCTGCCGCAATCCACCCCGTCACGGACTAACGTCACCGAAATTTTCTCCCGTAACTTGCCTGTTTTCAACACCGTGTAACCCGAAAACTGAATCCGTATATCGCTGCCGATGCTCGCCAAAAACTCATTGGTAATCTTGCTCAGGGCTTCAATCTTGGTATTCGCCAGATACGATTTAAACTGATTGAAAC